CATCTAACTCGGTCACAGGCGCACAGGGTAGCTGCGGTAGATTGATTGTGCGCTCTGGCACATTTAAGCGGGAGGTTCCGTGTGTGGAAGTGGCAAAGGTGCCGGTTGTCCGGCCCGAGGGTGTGCTTGTGCCTGCGGTGAATTTACTGAAGGCATTTATAGCTCTGCGACCATTTGTGTGTGCTGACGAGGGCAAGCCACATCTGTGCGGAATTTTATTGTCCGGTGAGTCTGCCTTCGCGACCAATAATGTGGCCTTGGTCGAGCACTGGTTGGGTATTCCTTTTCCCGTGAAGGTCAATGTGCCGGTTTCGATGGTGGACGAAATGATTCGGGCGAAGGTTGAGCCGAGCACAATTCAAATTGCTGAGGGTTCGGTGACGGCACACTACACCGACGGGCGCTGGATCAAGTCCCAGGTCAATGTGTTGGAGTGGCCAAATGCGGCTGAGGTGTTGAGCAGGGCTTGGGTGAACACAAGGTGCATGTCGATAAGACCTGACCTCATCAAAGCTTGTGCCAAGCTCGCGACACAGGAAGTTGGGCTGACGAAATTTAGCGGGAGTGAGATTTCCACCGCTAATGGGACCGCTGTTGTGACTGTTCCAGCACCTGATAAGGGAGTGTATCACACACAACATTTGGCACAGGTGCTAGGTGCGGCACAGCTGATTGATTTCGACCGATACCCGCTGCCTGTTCCTTTTTCTGCTGGGGAATTGAGGGGTGTGCTTTTGGGGGTTAGGCAATGAAACGTCCCAAAATAACCACCCCGTTCTCCGGTTTGTTCTACGACGTGCTTCCGAAGGAGCCTGATAAGAAGAACGCGCCTCCTGCGCGAACTTGGGAAGAAGCTGACTACCTTCCTTATTTGGAAGAGTCTCGCCGCCTGCCGGTATCCTTGTTCACCAACGAGGAACTGCTCGCAGCACAAGCCGCAGGTGAGATTTTAGTCTGCGACACGGAAGTTTACATGAACTACTTCCTGTGTGCCTTCATGTCGGTCACATCTGGCAAAGTCATTTACTTTGAAATGACCAATGAGTTTGGCGATGACGGCTTTGACTACGCGCATCTCGCGTGGATTTTGTCGAAGTTTATGATTGTGACCTTCAATGGAAATTCCTTCGATCTTCCTATTATCGCCCTGGCACCTGCACACAAATCCACCGAGG